CCTGCCACCAGGTCGCCGCCCCACCCCCGGCACGACCGTGCCGCCCACCCCCGGCACTGGTGCCCCCAGAACCGTAATAGAACCATCAAGTGAACCGTCAGTAGAGACAACCGCTGCTGCCGAAGATGCGAAATCCAAGAAGACTGCCTGCCCGGTAAAGGCGATTGTCGACCTGTTCAACGAAGTGCTTCCAGAGCTGCCGACCGTGGTCTTGATCAACAAAGATCGGAAGTCGAAGGTGCAGGCTCGCTGGAATGACAGCGAAGTCCATCAGGACCTTGGCTTCTGGAGAGATTACTTCGAGACCGTTCGCGCCAGTGATTTCCTGATGGGGAAGGTGTCGGGTCGCGACGGGAAAGTGTTTCGCTGCTGCTTCGACTGGCTGATTGCTCCCTCCAACTTCGTCAAGGTTGTGGAGGGCAATTACCATGCGTGATCCCTACAGCTCCGAAGCCGAGCATGGGGTTCTTGGCGCGATGATGCAGCGTCCAGAGCTAATCGACGTTCTGGCCGATGAACTGACCCCGGAGTCGTTCTATTTCGCAGACAACGCTGAGGTGTTCCGGGCGGTCATGGCGGTGCGCTCTGCCAACAAAGCGGTCGACTTCCTGACCGTGGCTGAGCAGCTTGGGACACTCCCTAGCGAGACACCGGCACTGGCTTACTGCTGCGAGATCGTGAAGAACACCCCGAGTATTGCCAGCGCCTCGACCTATGCCCGTATCGTCCGTGAGCGGGCTGTTGATCGGGCACTGCATGTCGCTGCCCAGGACATTTCCGAGATTGCCAGTTCGAGTCAGGAGACCGCCGAAAAGGTCTCTGCTGCTCATGCCGCAATCATGGCGGTGGATGCCGGCGAAACTAGCGTTGACGTTCAGAAGGCTTCAGATGTCCTGGCAACCCAGGTTGAGGTCTGGCAGCAGCGCCACGACCGCTATCGGAGCGGACAAACCCTGATGGGTATCTCTTCTGGGCTGACTGATCTTGACGCCAAGATCGGCGGGTTCCTGCCGGGACAACTGATTGTCGTTGCTGGCCGACCAGCTATGGGCAAGACAACCTTCGCAATGTCCTGCTCGATCCATGCGGCGCTCAAGGAGCGGAAGTCAGTACTGGCGCTTAGCCTTGAGATGAGCAATGGACAGCTCATTGACCGCGCCGTTGCTTCAGTCGGAAAGATTCCGCTGAACATGATCAGAAACGGTACCGCATGCGAGGAGTACGGCGCCGAGTTGGGCGCCGCATCGCGGACTATCAGCATGTCCAGCCTGTACCTCGCGGACAAGCCGGCCCTGAATACGATCGGCAGAGTTCGCGCCATGGCGCGCCGTCACAAGATGCGCTATGGACTCGACATGCTGATGGTCGACTACCTGCAACTCATGGACGGGGAGGGGGAGAGCCGCGTCAACGTCATCAGCTCAATCAGCCGCGGCTTCAAGCTCCTGGCGAACGAACTTGGCGTTCCTGTGATTCTCCTAAGCCAGCTTTCCCGAAAGTGTGAGGAGCGCCCTAACAAGCGCCCGATCCAGTCCGACCTCCGCGAATCCGGCGCCATTGAGCAGGACGCAGACATCATCCTCTTCGTCTACCGGGACGAGGTCTACAACGAGCATACCGAGTTCAAAGGGGTGGCCGAGATCATCGTCGCAAAGGGGCGCGACGTTGAAACGGGGACGGTACGTGCTGCGTTCTTGGGTCAGTACAACCGCTTTGAAAACCTATCCGCTGAATGGCGGCCTGCTGAGTCCGATAGGCCGCAGAAAGTAACTCGGCTGTCTGACCGCTATGGCAGCAAAGGAGCGGGCCAATGAAGCGCTCCTGGACCGTAATCGTAGGCGACAAGCGCTTCACGATGATTCTGATGGAGGACTGCGACCCGCTCGCGGTCGTGAAGAGCATTTGGCCTGAAGGGAGGGTTGAACGGTGACTCCCGCAAAACAGGAGTCCCTCATGCAGGGACAGACCGGCATCGCGAAGAAGGTCTACGAGTGCGTACCGATCTCTGAGCCCTGGCGTTCGTTCCAGGTGCTGACCGCGCTCCGCAACATGACCGGAAGCACGCCGGACGTTCGGATTGTCCAGGGCTGTCTGCGCGATCTGGTCGATTCCGGACTGATCCGCCGCACTGGTACTGACCACTACCAACGAATCCAAGTCGAGAAAAAAGACCAAGCATCAGGAGCCGAAGATGGGCGAGCCCGCGAAGAAGATCGAAACCCAGTCCGAGCCGAAGCGCTCCGCCTCCCCGCTGGAGATGTTGGGCGAACTGGCAAACGAGCTCGCCGGCATGGCCGAGCACATGAAGCGCCTGTCTGATCGCATCGAGGACGTCGCTCTGGCAGTCGAGCAGGAACGCGAATCGAACGCTAAGTCGATGGAAAGCTATCGCCAGCTCAAGGCACTGCTGAAGAGCCTGCAAGGGGAGGGCGAGTGACGTGGATATCGTAGACATCGCCAATGACTACGCCGAGCGAGAACTCGCTGAACGACTGTACTCCCGAGTCAAGTACGTCGGCGAGAGCCTGTATGAGTGTGAAGACTGCGGCGAGGAGATTCCTGTGGCGCGGCGGGCACTCGTTCCTGGGGTTCGTAAGTGCCGGGACTGCGCGGAACTGGCTGAGCGGAGGGCAAGCCGTGGCTGATCGAATCGCCGTAAACAGCGCCGCGCGCCTGTCCGAGGCGATCACCCGCCTGACCGCGATGTACCGCGAGAAAAAGTACGTCGTGGTTTCCCTTCGCCCCGGGAAGGACAGAACACTGGACCAGAACGCCCTATGGTTCGCGCTCTACCAGCGAATTGCCCAGATGACCGGAATGGATGACGTAGAGGACGCTCGCCGCTACTGCAAGCTCCATTTCGGTGTGCCGATCATGCGAGCAGCCGATGCCGATTTCCGCGATGGCTGGAACCGCCTGTTCTTGCGCCTGGACTACGAAACCAAGATCCGCCTGATGGGCGCCTGCGCCATGTTCGGCCCGGATGGCTTCCCCGTGACCAGGCTGTTCAACCGAGCCCAGGGCATCGCCTACACCGACGCCATCGTTGCCGAATTCTCGGAGAAGGGCGTTTTCTTCAACGATCTGCTTAGCGAGGACGCAGCATGAGCGATGGAATTGGAATCACTACCACAACCAACGTTTTCCTGTCTGTGGACAAGATCGTCAATGAAATGGATGCAGAGGACATCGCATCGTTTTGCAGCGCTGTAGCGCTTCGGCTTGATCAGGATTTCGCGGGGCGCGCTGATGCAGCAAGCCACTTCGCAAGCGGCCTGAGCGAATTTGGATGCCGCTTCTTGGCCGAGGCTGTGACGAGCTTCTACATGCGGCAGAAGGATCTGGAGGCATGAGCATTGAGCGAAAGGACACTTCGCGGGGCTTTGGCCGGTACCAGTTCACGGACCGCTATGGCGTTCCCTGCTCGCTGCAGAAGAGCAGCCTCGCGCTCGAGGATGCCATCTGGTTCGGCGTGGATGATGCGCAGCCTCAGGTGATGGCTCGCGAAGCTGGGCTGATAGGCGTGCGCACTCGGGAGTCCACTGGGTGGGTGCCATTCCCGATTCCTGAGCAGGTTTCGCTGCATACCCGCATGCATTTGACCCGGGAGCAGGTTCAGGAGTTGCTGCCGATCCTGCAACATTTCGCCGAGACTGGGGAGCTTCCGGAATGACCTTATCCGCCAGCCAGCCCAAGCCCCGAACTTGCCAGAACGCAGAGTGCGGCGCCAAGTTCGTGCCGATGCGCCTTGGGCAGAAAGTCTGCTCCCCAGCCTGCGCTCTGGCCATCAAGGACAAACACGCCAAGCCGGCGCGGAAGGCCATCGCTGACCGAGAGCGGAGGGAGATCAAGGTTCGGAAGGAGCGGTTGAAGACGCACAGCGACCACATCAAAGATGCAGAGAAAGCCGTTCGGGACTACCGGCGAACCTACGAACTTTCCATCGGCAGCGGCTGCATAAGCTGCGGCAAGTCTCAGGCCGAGGTACTGGCCGAACAAGGCTGGAAGACTGGAGGAGCATTCGACGCAGGGCATTTCCTCGGCAAGGGGGCAAGGCCCGAGCACCGCCTGGAGCCATCCAACATATGGCTTCAATGCAAGGCATGTAACGCCGGCTCCAGCAAGTACGCCAGGAAGGGGCTTACCGTTTCCCAGGGCTTCCGTGAGGGCTTGATCGAACGCATCGGCCTGGAGGCTGTAGAGGCTCTGGAAACCGATCACCGTCCCCGCAAGTACACCAACGACGAACTGAAGGCGATTACCGCCAAGTACCGCGCCAAGCTGCGCGAACTGAAGAGGGCAACGGCATGACCAAAGAAACTCTGACCATCGTTCTCTTCAGCATAGGGAGCGGTCTCATCGGTTATGCGATCGGTATTGCTGCCGCCTGGCTGGGAAACTGGTTCGCCGACGGTTATCACCCGCTGCTGCTGTCGAACATGGTCAGCACGCCAGGTGCTGAGGATGGTGAGCGCGCCAACGAATACCCCGATTATCTGGAGCCTCCGAGAGGATGTTTCGGCATGTGCTGTGCCGGATGTGATGCTCGCTCGCAGGTCAACTCCAGGAGCAAAACAGTCAGCGAACAGACAGACCAATCTTACGTTTTAAACGCCGTGCTCAGCGCTCAAGGGGGCGAATGATGATCTACACCAGCATTCTGTCTGCGGTCGTCTCTGCCCTGGCGGCGGAAACCATCGACAACACTGCTAAGCAAGCTTGGCAGAAGCTCTATCAGCCGGGTTACGCCGACAGTGAGGGGTTGGCAGGAATGATCAGGGCCTCTAACAGTTCGGGAATCAAGCGCATCGATGCCGATTGCTGGGTGCATGCCAGGCTACACAGCCAGCTAAAGCCTCGGCACTGGAACGCATTGGTGGCCAAGTACAGCACTCACAAGGCCAAGAAGGTCGAGGCCATCAGTGCGCTGGTGCCAGTTATTGCAAGCCACGCGCCTCAATTATTCGTGATGAAGGCCGTAACTGCCTGGGCTATCCCGCAGTTGAAAGGAGTCGAGGGAAAGCGTTCCAGTGACATGATCGTCCTGCCTCAGCAGTTCTACGACATCAACTCTTGGGATTCCCAGGGGTTGAACAGGACTACCTACTGGAGGTGGAAGAAAGGTGTCGAGCGAACCCTGGATGAAATGATCAACGAGGCACTTAATGATTCTGAGAATATTCTTCGAAGAGAAGGCATTTTGATTGCAGATGTGGCTTGACAGTAGCGCAACAATGCAACAAACTTTTCCCATCCTGCTGATCTTGCGCGTTTGAGGATTGGCGGCTTTGAGGCCCTGGCATCTGCCGGGGCTTTTTCGTTTCCAGCCCAATGCGGAGTTCTGAAATGTCTGCCGAATCGAAAGATGTTTGGCTGCTCAAGGGTATCGGCGGTGGCGCGCTGGTCCTGCTGCTCCTGGTTGGAGCGGTAGTAGTACTGATCTGAATCCTTCTGGGTTGCGACTACGCGGCCGAGGATGGTCAAAGGTGGGACCCGGCCCTACCGCGACCTAATACTCCGGGATCGCCTTGGACACGCAGGCGTTAAAGTGAAGTGGGAGCCGGTGGAAGCCCGGCACGGAGTGAATGCGCAGGCTGATGCGCTAAGAGGATACGCGGCGGCAACGTTCAGTGGGCGTTATAGCCAGTTCACCGCCATGCCGGATTCAGCACCGGTCACTCCAAATCACGCATGCGGCAGAAGAAAGCAAGGGTCACCACTGGTGATCAAGGCGAAAGCCCCGGCTCCTTGCTCTGCGGGCGTGACGCCGGGTTCGCCGGCACCTATTCCGCGGCTCTAGCTCAACTGGCAGAGCGCTGTCCTTCCAAGTCAGATGTTGCGGGTTCAAGTCCCGCGAGCCGCTCCAAACTCGATTCAATGACGTGTAGCTCAGAGGTAGAGCGGTCGGCTGTTACCCGACTGGTCGATGGTTCGATCCCATCCGCGTCAGCCAATAAGCCGGTATGGCGCAACAGGGAGCGCTGCTGATTTGTAATCAGAGGGTTGCGGGTTCGACTCCTGCTGCCGGCACCACACTACAAGGCCCAGGCAATGACCTGGGCTTTTCTGCGTCTGGAGTACGTGAATATGGCCGAGCCGAGTGGTGCGGTAGCAGTCGCCGGCTTGGTCGGTATTGGTGCGTCTGCGTTGATCCCTGGCATTGATGCCAATGCAGTGATCGGGGCTTTTGCTGGGGCTATCTTCTTCGTGGTGTATGCCAAAGACATCTCGGCCTGGGCTCGCCTTGGTTACTTCGCTGCGTCCTGGATCGTTGGCTACTACGTCGCCGGCGAAGTCATCGGGCGGGAGTGGGCAAGGACATCGGGCCTGGCCGCCTTTGGTGGGGCATTATTCTGCGTCGCAGTGGGCACCAGCTTGCTGGAGTGGGTGCAGGGGGGGAAGACGCCTGGTTGGCTCCGCTTCATTGCGGACCGCTTTGGAGGTCGTAATGGTTGACCCTTGGACTCTGGTGGCTGCGATGATCTGCGGCGCTATCTGCATGAGGCTGGCGACATACCGCCGGCAAGGCGCTAGGTATCGCCGGGGCGTTTCCTGGCTCGCCTACCTTCTGTGCGTAGGAAGTGGATGCTTCGCCCTGAGCGTGATGCTCGATGCGCTCCACGGCTACAGGCTGAACCCTGTCTCACCCTGGCTGACCCTGGTGCTGGCGATCCTGCTCGGCCTTGTGTGTCGTGCGCGGGGGAACTTGGCCCACATTCTGAGGGTGTACTGATGGATGCTCCGCTTCTACTGAAGAACACCGGCACATCCCTGATTTTGTGTGACAGCAACGGGAAGCCGCTACCCGGCCAGCTTTCGTTGAGCGTCAGCAACGACGGTCCTGTTCCAACCGTAACGGTCACGTTCGCACTCGTTAACAAGCGGGTAAGGCTTTGCGGCGAAGAGATGGAGTCGAAATACCAGCATCGACTCGTCGCCGGTCTACGCGGGAAAGGGCAAATCTGATGACCAAATGCACCTTCTGCAACAAAACGCGCGAATGGGCGAAGAAGTGGGCGCGGGTCGCGATGGAACGCGCGGCCTCTGCTATGGCCGCCAAGCCGAAGCGACCCGGAGCAAGCGATGACTGAGTCCGAGGAAGAGGTCCGACTCCTCCTGCGCGATCTCCTCGATGAGCAGCGCAAGACCAATCAGCTATTGCACCTTCTGATCCAGGCTCTGGCCGAAGATGGCGAGGATCCTGAGGCCGTGCCGACCAGCTACCTGAGTGGAGAGCCGATCTGATGTCGGTATTTATGGGGTCCGCCAGGGAGACCCAGATAGCTTCTGTCCGGGTGCGCCGCGGCTGGTTTGGCAAACTGGTTGTTCAGGTTCGCTACAAGATAGAGCGCCCCGAAAGCCCGCTCCCTGGTCGGGAGCTGATCTACCACGTATGCGGGCTTTCCCCATGGCGAGACGCCAACGCAAATGATTTCGCCGAAGCCCTGATGGTCGCGAAGCTCATCGGGATGTCTGATGAAGGAAAGCCCTCATGAAGAGTCACCCGATCCCTGCAGGAGTCGAGGTCAACCCCAATCGGCCATGGACGCCTGATGACATTGCTGGGTACAGCGGCGAGGTAGTGAGCGCCATGACGGTTCTCGAGCTCTGCTGCGCTCCGGACTGTTGGCCCTCCATCCTGATGAATGGCAAGGCGGCAAGCTCTCGTTCCTCAGACCGGCACAAGCTAGGCGGCAAGGCTGGACCCCGCCGGATCAGGCAGCCTGCAATCAGGTGTCTGGAAGTGCCTGATCTCCCTCAGCGTCACACCAAGCCCAAGGCCAAGGGAGTGACCAAGCACGAGGTAGAGGACAAAGCATGGGGGAATGGGCGTGGTGGCAGACCGTGGCGCCGCAAGCGTGAGCGCATCCTCAAGCGGGATGGCTACATGTGCCAGTGTGCAGAGTGCAAGGGGATGAAGAGGATCGCCACAGAGGTGGACCACATCATCCCGCTGAGCCAAGGCGGCACTGATGATGACTCGAACCTGATGGCTATTGCTGGCCACCCATGTCATGCGAGGAAGACGGCGAGGGAGTCGGCGGCATCTAGGAGATAGTCGGGTTCCATCAGCGATTGAACACGACGATTCGAGATATTTACGAATAATGGCAGTGGTTTTCACTGTACTCGTGCGGTTTTACCGAAAAGTCGAGTTAAATGAGAAAAAGTCTCATTTATAGGGGTGGGGCGGGTCAAAACCTTAGAACCTTTCGTTAGGACACCGCGCCCCCAAAGCACTTTCCATTTCCACAGAATTTAGGTTTCAAGATGGCACGACACAAACAGCCAGATGTCGTCGCCAAGTTCAAAGGCGCGACAAGAAAAACCCCCAGCGCTACCGGCAGGAGCCGGCAAAGGGCGAGGGGGATGTCGGAGAAGCGCCCATCCATCTGCAAGGCCCTGCTCGTCTCGCATGGAAAGAGTTGTGCGCTCAGTCGATCAAGGGCGTTCTGACGGGATCGGATCGGATCATCCTGGAAGTGACGGCCAACCTGCTCGCTGAATACCGTGCCAACCCGACAGAGTTCGCGGTTGGCAAGTACACCCATCTGATCGGAAACCTGGCCCGGCTTGGACTAACGCCGTCCGACCGCCAGAAGTTCGGCCTGGAAAAGCCGAAGGAGAAGGACGAGTTCGAGGATTTCTGAGATGACCCCCAGCGACATTGCGCGACAGTACGCTAGCGATGTCGTGGGTGGGGCTATCGTTGCGTGCCGGTATGTGAAGCTTGCATGCCAGCGCTTCCTGAATGACTTGGACCGCCAGAGCGATGACGATTGGCCATACTTTTTCGATGAGGCCAAGGCAGATCGTGCTGTCAAGTTCATGCAGCTCATGCCTCACACCAAAGGCAAATGGAGCGCTTCGAAGTCGAAGCTAGTGTTCGAGCCTTGGCAGGTATTCATCGAGGCCAACATCTTCGGCTGGGTGAAGAAGGACACCGGCAAGCGCAGGTTCCGCGAGGCCTACGAAGAGATTCCCAGGAAGAACGGGAAGTCTGCCCGTCTTGCCGCACGAGGCATTTACCTATTCGCCGCAGATGGCGAGTCGGGGGCCGAGGTCTACTCCGGCGCCACCACCGAGAAGCAGGCCTTCGAGGTTTTCCGTCCGGCGTGGATGATGGCGCACAAGCTGGAGAACCTGCGTAACCGATTCGGTATCGAGCTTTCTGGCAACCAGAAGAACCCTGGCCCCATGTTCGTCATGGAGGATATGTCGAAGTTCGAGACGGTTATCGGCAACCCAGGGGACGGTGCGAGTCCCCATGCTGCCCTGGTGGACGAGTACCACGAACACGACACGGATGCCCTGGTTGACACCATGCAGACCGGCATGGGGGCACGAGAACAGCCATTGCTGTCGATCATTACGACGGCGGGATCGAATCTCGGCGGACCCTGCTACGAGAAGCGACGGGATGTGATCCGCATTCTCGAGGGGCAGACGATCGATGAGACGATCTTCGGGATCATCTACACGATCGACGAGGATGACTCGTGGGATGATCCGGCCAGCCTGATCAAGGCCAATCCGAACTACGGAGTGTCGGTATTCCCCGACTTCCTCCTGGCCCAGCTCCAGCAGGCCAAGCGCTCGGCGTCAAAGCAGAACGCCTTCCGCACCAAGCACCTGAACCAATGGGTGGGCGCTCGGACGGTCTGGATGAACATGCTGGCCTGGCAGCGGCAGAAGCGCGACTTCACGATTGCGGACATGGCCGGCTGCCGCTGCTGGACGGCTTTGGACCTTGCCAGCAAGAAAGACGTGGCCGCCCTGGTAATGCTGTTCGAGAAAGCTGGTCAGTTCTACTGCATTCCGCGCTTCTACGCTCCAGAGGCCGCCGCTGAGGAAAACGAGAAGTATCAGAACTTCGCGCTTGAGGGTCATCTGACCCTGACGCCAGGGAGCATGACGGACTACGCATTCATCGAGGCAGACATCCTTGATCTGGCAAAACAGATCGACCTGCAAGATGTTGCCTTCGACGACTGGCAGGCCAACTACCTAATTACACGCCTCTCGAACACCTCAATCCCGGTCGTGGACTTCAACCAGACGGTGAAGAACATGAGCGACCCGATGAAGGAAGTGGAGGCGCGGGTTATCGCGCGGACGCTCTGGCATGACGGTAACCCGGTCATGACCTGGATGATGGGAAATGTGGCGGCAAAGATCGATGCCAAGGAAAACATCTACCCGCGCAAGGAAAACGACAACGACCCCAACTGCAAGATCGATGGTCCAGTGACCTTGATCATGGCTATGGGGCGCGCCCTAGTTGCCGGCGTTGATGACGGCGACGACTTCATGAACGCCATACGGAACCCGATCATCGCATGAACATCGCTACTGGCCTCTACCTCTTCTTCGGCGTCCTTGGTCTGGCTCTTTTCGTAGCCGGAACCTTCGTGCTGCTGGGGCTCGGCTGGGCGCTCATTTCCGGTGCGGCGTCGGCGTTCGCCATCGCGGCGTTCATTCGCAAGGGGCTGACCAGTGAGTAAGAGTCTCGGAAAAGTCCTGAGCAGTGCTACGTCTGCGCCCAGGTCTTCATTGTTCGGTTGGGGGGATAAGACCATCCGCCTGACAGATGGCGCGTTCTGGTCGCAGTTCCTGGGGCGAGAGTCGTCTAGCGGGAAAAAGGTCACTGTCGACAAGGCAATGAAGCTGTCTGCGGTATGGGCTTGCGTTCGCTTGATCTCTACTTCTGTCGCCGGTCTTCCGCTTGGAGTGTACGAGCGGAAAGCGGACGGAAGCAGAGTCGATGCTCGTTCGTTCCCGCTTTACGATGTTGTTCACAACAGCCCCAACGACGACATGACGGCCTTCCAGTTCTGGCAGGCCATGGTCGCATCGATGCTGCTTTGGGGGAACGCATACGCGGAGATTCGCCGCGCTGCTGGCAGACCGGCTGCGTTGGACTTCCTGCTTCCATCGAGGATCGACCTGGAGTGTGATGACAACGGTCGGCTGAAGTATTTCTATACGCCAAAGAAGGGTGCTCGTAGAGAGATCGAGCGTACCAGCATGCTGCACATCCCGGCGTTCACGCTGGATGGTCGAATTGGTCTCTCTGCAATCAGGTACGGAGTTGATGTCTTCGGCTCGGTCATGTCGGCGGAGGACGCAGCCAACGGCACATTCAAGAACGGACTTCTACCCACGGTCGCCTTCAAGGTTGATCGCATTCTCCAACCTGCGCAGCGGGAGGAGTTCAGGGAGTATGTGAAGTCCGTGTCGGGCGCGATGAACTCCGGAAGATCCCCGGTTCTGGAGCAAGGGATTACCCCTGAAACCATCGGCATCAATCCGGTCGATGCTCAGTTGCTGGAGACGCGAGAGCATGGGGTGATCGAGATTTGCAGATGGTTCGGGGTACCGCCCTGGATGATCGGCCAGACCGACAAGGGGAGCAACTGGGGGACAGGGCTTGAACAGCAGATGCTCGCGTTCCTGACATTCTCGATCAGTTCGATCACCAATCAGATTCAGCAGTGCGTCAATAAGCGGCTGCTAACTGCGCCCGAGCGGATTCGCTATTACGCCGAGTTCTCCCTTGAGGGGTTCCTGAAGGCTGATAGCGCTGGTCGCGCTGCCTGGTACAGCACCATGGCGCAAAACGGTTTCATGACCCGCAACGAAGGTCGGCGGAAAGAGAACCTGCCAGAACTCCCCGGCGGAGACATTCTCACCGTCCAATCCAACCTAGTTCCAATCGACCAACTCGGTCAATCTAACGAGAGCCAGGCCGTCCGCGCCGCGCTCATGAACTGGCTCAGCCAGCCAGAACCACAGGAGTAACCCATGACTCTGCGAAATCTTCCGGCAGCGCCGGAGGCTCGCCCGCGCTCGGGCGTCCAGTGCGACCTGGCGCCCAAAGCGCTAGATGCATGGCGTCCTGAGCTTCGAGCAGCTTCTGGCGATAACCCGGACTCCACGATCACCATCTACGAGCCGATTGGCTACGACTGGTGGACCGGTGAAGGTGTCACGGCAAAACGCATTGCTGGCGCTCTGCGCTCCATCGGCAACGATATCGATGTGACCGTGAATATCAACAGCCCTGGCGGCGACGTATTCGAAGGCCTGGCCATTTACAACCTGCTGCGCGAGCACAAGGGCAAGGTCACGGTGAACATCATCGGCCTGGCTGCCTCTGCCGCCTCTTTCATCGCCATGGCGGGGGATGAGATCCGCATTGGCCGCGCCGCCTTCCTGATGATCCACAACGCCTGGCTGATCGCCATGGGCAATCGGAACGACCTGCGCGAGATCGCCGACTGGCTGGAGCCATTCGACATGACGCTGGCTGACATTTACGCACAGCGCACGGGAATCGACATCGACGACATCGTGAAGCAGATGGACGCCGAGACCTGGATCGGTGGGCGCGAGGCCGTCGACAAAGGGTGGGCAGATGCCTTCCTGGAGTCCGATGAGATCTCCAGCGCTCCCAGCAACCGCAGCGAAGCCATCTTGGCCAAGCGCCGAATGGATGCCGCCCTGGCTCGCAGCGGAATGCCGCGAAGCCAGCGCAATGAACTCATCAACGACTTCAAGACCAGCATGCTTGGCGCTGCTGGCGGGGGTGGTGACACCCCGACCGATATGCCTGGCGCTGTCGCTCCTGACCTCTCCGCTGCACTACGGGCAGCACAAGACATCACCAAATTCCTCCAAGGAGAATCGCAATGAGCGACTTCGAAAAACAAATCGGCGAACTGAACGCCAGCCTCAAGCAGGTCGGCGACCAGATCAAGTCCCAGGCCGAACAGGTCAACACCCAGATCGCCAACTTCGGCGAGATGAACAAGGAAACCCGCGCCAAGGTCGACGAACTGCTGACTGCTCAGGGCGAACTGCAAGCACGACTGAGCGCCGCGGAACAAGCCATGCTGGCCAACGAGAAGCGTGACGGCGGCGAAGAAGCACCGAAGACCGCCGGCCAAATGGTCGCAGAGAGCCTGAAAGAGCAGGGTGTTACCAGTTCCCTGCGCGGTGCGCATCGCGTATCCATGCCGCGCTCGGCCATCACCTCCATCGACAGCTCTGGGGGAGCCCTGGTTGCTCCTGATCGTCGCCCCGGTGTCGTTGCCGCTCCGCAGCGTCGACTGACCATCCGCGACCTGGTTGCGCCTGGCACCACTGAGTCGAACTCCTTCGAGTACGTCCGCGAGACCGGCTTCGTCAACAATGCCGCTCCTGTTTCTGAGGGCACTCAGAAGCCATACTCCGACCTCACCTTCGGGCTGGAAAACGCGCCGGTTCGCACCATTGCGCACCTGTTCAAGGCAAGCCGCCAGATTCTGGACGACGCGTCGGCCTTGCAGAGCTACATCGACGCGCGCGCTCGTTACGGCCTGATGTTGGTCGAAGAAGGTCAGCTGCTCTACGGGAACGGGACCGGCGCCAATCTGCACGGCATCATTCCGCAGGCACAGGCCTACGCGCCGCCGAGTGGCGTAGTGGTAACCGCCGAGCAGCGAATCGACCGCATCCGCCTGGCGATCCTTCAGGCGCAACTGGCCGAGTTCCCCGCCAGCGGTATCGTGCTCAACCCCATCGACTGGGCGCTGATCGAGCTGACCAAGGATGCCGAGAACCGCTACATCATCGGCAGCCCGCAGAACGGCACCACTCCGACCCTCTGGCGTCTGCCGGTGGTGGAAACCCAGGCCATCACTCAGGACGAGTTCTTGACCGGGGCATTCTCTCTCGGCGCCCAGATCTTCGACCGCATGGACATCGAGGTTCTGGTTTCCACCGAGAACGACAAGGACTTCGAGGAGAACATGGTCACCATCCGCGCTGAGGAGCGGCTGGCCTTCGCGATCTATCGCCCCGAGGCTTTCGTGACTGGTTCGCTGACCGCCAGCTGATTGGAAGGGGCCGGGAGACCGGCCCCTCTTTCTTTGAGGTGACTATGCCTGACGTAATGATCAAGCCAATTCGCTCATACCTGGACGGCGGTCGCGTGAGAAAGGCTGGTGGTGATGCATACCTTGCATCCGAGCATCTGGCTCGCCAGTTGGTGGCGCGCGGTCTTTGCAAGATTGTGGAATCAGAGATCCCAAAGCCTGTGGCTGGCGAGTCGCCGTCTGCCTCGCAAGTGGCCCCAGCCTCACAGCAGAAGACTGCGAACGAGTCAGAGAATGGCGGGACTCCTCGCCGCAGAGGGCGGCCATCTGCACGAACACAACGTTCCGACTGACCCCCTGGGCTGATGCACTGTGGGCAATGGATAAGGCCTGGTGGGAGAGATACGCCGCCGAGGCTAAAGCAAACTTCTGTGGTGAGCTTCTGACACTCAGCGCCAATCCCTTCGGAATCAAGACGGCGCGCATCGAGCATTACAGGAACTCAGGTGGCGGCGCAGTTTCCTTGGCCATCGCCAGGGGTGCTAAACGCATCATCCTGCTGGGCTATGACATGCAGAAAACCAATGGTCAATCGCACTGGCACGGCGACCACCCGAATGGGCTTGGGAGCGCCGGCAAGATCGCGGAGTGGCCGTCCGAGTTCGAGCGCCTGAAGCGCAACAACCCGACAATCGAGATCATCAATTGCACTCGCGAAACAGCGCTGACCTGCTTCGCTCGACGCCCGCTGGAGGAAGTGCTGAATGAGCATGATCCCGCTTGATACAGCAAAGTCCTTCCTTGATGTGATCCATGATTGGGATGACGCCAAGCTCCAATTGCTGCTGGACGGGGCCGAGGACGAAGCCTGCCAATTCATGTGGCGCCAGTCTCTTGATGGCCTTTGCAATTGCGAAGAGAGCAGTGAGGTAGTCGGCAGCGAGCCAGGCATTCCACCTAGCGTGGTCATCGGAGTGCTTCTTTTGCTTCAGGCCAGCTACCAGGCTGCTCCCGAGGAAATCGCAACGCTGCGCAAGGCGGCCGAGGTGAAGCTGATGCCGTACCGATGCGGCTTGGGGGTTTGAATGCTGGCCTACCGTATGCGCCACCGCATTCAGTTTCAGCGGCAGGTCCACGCACAAGACCCTGACACGGGAGAAGAGACGACAACCTGGGAGAGGGTTCTGTTCTCCGGTCACGCCGACCTGCCCGCAGAGGTTCTGACTGGACCGGGCCGCGAGTTTATCGCCGCAGACGCTACGCAGGCGGAGACCACTGCCAGGATCAACTGTCGGTGGTTCCCCGTAGAACGGTTGGAACTGTACACCTGGCGGGTCATCTGGGATGGCCGAGTCTACAACATCACCAGCGCAGAGACCGATGTCACCGCTCGCCGTGAGTGGCGTCTGCGCTGTTCTGATGGATTGACGGACGGTCGGTAACTATTTGGCCCGCAAGGGCGCTCAACACGCAGCTAGGCCCGTACAGCCGAACGGCGTATGTCGCTCATCCGTCCGCCCCGCTGCGTTTCTATTCGCCTGATGAGCGAGGTAACGATATGAGCAGCAACGTCATTCCATTTCACTACCAAGGCAAACCGGTGCGTTTCAATAGCGAGGGATGGATTAACGCAACCGACATCGCAGCAGCTCACGGCATGCGACTGGACAACTGGCTGCGCAACAAGGAAACCGAAGCCTACATCGAGGCGCTTGCTCGCCATCTAAATACCTCGGATTCGAGGGATTTGATTCGCGGCCAACGTGGGCGCGGCGGTGGCACCTGGCTTCACCCAAAGCTGGCCGTGGCATTTGCTCGCTGGATATCGCCCGACTTTGCTGTCTGGGCAGACCTACACATTGACGCACTGCTGCGCGGTGAGCTGACCGAGAAACAGGCGTTCGACCGGGCGTGCAAGCAGCTTGAGGATGGGCGCCAATTGGCCAGCCTTCACGGTAAAGGGCTTGCGGATTGGAAGTTCAAAAAACCTATGTTGGAACATCGCGTGGACGAAATGCGCGACCGCCTGCAGATGGTGCTCGGGCTAGAAGCCGCCTAACCCCGCCCTGACGAACGAAAGCCCGCCTTGAGCGGGCTTCGTCGTTTCTGGAGATCATGAAATGACCGACCAAGCAATCGAGCAAGAAATCCAGGCCAAGGGCCTGACCGCTCCCCGCATCACGCCTGCTGACGTTGAGGCGAACATCGTGGGTGAATACTTCTTCACTGCCGAGGATGGGGTGAAGACCGCTTTCAACCAGCAGGATGAGCTGACGCGTTTGACGGGATACCACGCCGAGCTGGGATTGCTGACCTTCTGCGTACTGGTACTGAAGAACGGCTTCACCGTCACCGGCGAGTCGGCCTGTGCGAGCCCGGCGAACTTCGACGCGGAGATCGGCCGGAAAATCTCCCGGCAGAATGCCGTCTCCAAAATCTGGCCACTGATGGGCTACGAACTGCGTAGCAGACTGGCTGACTGATCCATGCTGATCCGTGGAATGCTCGGCCTCGGCGACTCGATCTATTCCAGGGCATTCCTGAGGAAGTACCCAGGCGCATTCCTCGAAACACCCTGGCCAGAGCTTTACCTCGACCTCGACGTGAAGTGCGTTCGCCCGGCGACGCAGTTGAGAACCCAGGCCAAGAACATCCAGCGCGAGCACGACTGGCACCGCCCTGTCGGCGGCGGCCAAATGCGCATCGCCTACGGCCGAGACCCGATCATTCAGGGGCTGCGCAAGGCGTTCCGTTGCGAACCCGGCGAGTTCGACCTGCCGGACTTTGGTCCTCCGCCAGTCGATGGGCGCTATGTGCTGGTTCGCCCAGCCACGGTTCGCGCTGAGTGGCGCGCAGACACGCGCAACCCACTGCCCGAGTACATCGCCAGCGCTGCCTCAGAGATGCGCCGCAGGGGCTGGAAAGTGGTTTCCGTGGCAGACCTGGAGCCGGGCAAGGAATGGGCGCTTGATCCACTCCCGCCGGCAGACATCCAGTTCCACAAGGGCGAACTGCCGGTTGAACAACTGCTGGCGCTGCTCCAGCACGCAGATGCCGTGATTGGCGGCATCGGCTGGATCGTTCCGGCCAGCATCGCCGCCAAGGTGCCGGCCTGGATCATCTGCGGCGGCCAGGGCGGCTACAACTCGCCGGAACACATCACCGACAAGTGCATGGACCTGTCCCGCATCACCTTCGCGGTCCCCGACAGGTTCTGCCGCTGCACCCTCAAAGAACACAACTGCGACAAGAGAATCACCGACTACGAAAGAAAATTTTCGAAGTGGGCTGACGCACTTCAAATCGAGATGACACCATGACCACGAAATACGCTCTCGGCTCCGATGAGGGATTGATCCCGACTGTTGACCTCGAATCGCTCTCTTCCTATTTGGTTGACGGTCGGGAGTATGTTGACCTTTGCCTGACAGAAGCAGGTTACGAACGACTCAAACAGCACTTCTTCCGCTTGTTCGAAAGTGAGCAGGAGGGCCAGGCATGACGCACGCTTTGCCGCCTGTGTTGACCGACTGCCTGCTCTGGTCTGAAGAGCTTGGCATGGGCTTCCACCCGCGCCCTCCGATGGACTATAGCGGGCCGTATTTCGAGAAGTACCAGCTGCTTGACGCTACCCCGATGGGCGCTGCGCTGACCCAGGCCCGTCTTGATCTGGTGCGCCGTCACTTTGCCGGCCAGGTGGTAGACATCGGTATCGGAGGAGGCCGTTTCGTCACCGAGTCCGGCGCCATGGGTTTCGACGTGAACCCGGAAGCGGTGGACTGGCTGAGGGCGCAGGAGCGCTACTACGACCCATACCAGCATCATGCAGAAGCTGTGACCTGCTGGGACAGCCTGGAGCACATCCCGGAGCCGGAGAAACTGCTGGACCACGTTGGCGAGTGGTTGTTCGTGTCGATGCCGATCTACAAGGATCAGACCGACTGCCTGGCCTCCAAGCACTACAAGCCGGGTGAGCATATCTGGTACCACACGATGCACGGTTTGATCGGATGGTGCGAACGTCAAGGTTTCGAATGTGTCGAGGTAAGCGACCAGGAGTCGAAACTTGGCCGAGAAGGCATCACCAGCTTTGCGTTCCGGAGAGTCCATGGCTGATACCGTTGAGTTCAGCATCACCGGTCTAGATTCACTGCTTGGCAAACTGGACTCGGTTACGGATGACGTGAAGCGGAGGGGCGGACGAGCCGCGTTACGTAAGGCTGCAATGATCGTGGTTCAGGCAGCGAAGCAGGGTGCGGAGAAAGTCGACGATCCAGGAACGGCCGGAGTATTTCCGACAATATCGCGTTGCGCTGGAACGGTCGTCTGTTCAAACGCACGGGCGACTTAGGGTTCAGAATTGGCGTTCTGCATGGTGCCGTTCTTCCCAAGAAAGGGGAGCGCTCGGACAAGACTGCGAATGCCCCGACGCCGCACTGGAGACTTCTTGAGTTCGGGACAGAAGACATGCGGGCTCAGCCTTTCATGCGAAGCGCTCTGGCAGACAACATCGCAGAGGTCACAGGTACATTCGTATCTGAATACGAGAAAGGCATCGATAGGGCCATCAAGCGCGCAGCCAAGAAGGCTGCACAGGGGTGAGTATGTACCCGCCAATCTTTAAGGTCTGCTCAAGTAGCCCTGCTGTCACCGCGATCCTTGGCGCGTCCCCGCTGAGGATGTACCAGTTTGGCCTGGCCCCCCAGCTCGTCGTTAAACCGTACGCAACATGGCAGACCATATCGGGATCGCCAGAGAACTACCTATGGGGTCGCCCTGACGCCGATGGTTTCACCATCCAGGTGGACATTTTCTCAGCCACCGCTGCGGAGGCCAGAGATGCAGCAAAGGCCATCAGGGACGCAATTGAGCTTTCAGCTTATGTAGTCCGCTGGGGAGGGGAGTCTGTTGACCCTGATACCAAGACCTACCGAGTCAGCTTTGACGTCGACTGGATAGTCCAGAGATAGACCAACCAATACCGACCAACCCGCCTTGAGCGGGTTTTTTTGTGCTTCAAGAAACCCGCCACAGGAGAAACACAATGGCAATTTTGGCTCAAGGAACCCAGATCTATGCCCTGGTTCCGTCCAGAGATTCTAGCGGCAGCCCGACTGGTAACTACGAAGTAATCGAGGTCGAGTGCGCAACCGCGTTCAACCCCGGCGGCAACCCCGCCGACCAGATCGAAACTACATGCCTCAGTGAAACTGTTCGGCGCTACCTGCGTGGACTGCGCACGCCGGGACAGGCTTCGCTGACCCTCAACGCTGACCCGCGCAACAGTTCCCATATCCGCCTCTACCAGCTGTCCGAGTCCGACGACCAGATCGATCAGGACATCGCCTTCGCGGTTGGCTGGTCTGACGGAATCGGCGTTGCGCCAACCGAGGCACAGGACAGCAACGGTGATTGGGACTTCGTTCTGCCGCCTACGCGTACCTGGTTCGTCTTCCGCGGCTATGTGAGCGACTTCCCGTTCGATTTCGCAGCCAACGCTGTGGTGACCTCTACCGCAACCATTCAGCGCTCCGGCGGTTCCGCCTGGGTTCTCAAAACCGCTTAAGGAGTGGTCATGCATCTGTCGATTGATTCCTTAAAAGAGGCTGGCGCCTTCACCGGGGCCCCCATCGAAAAAGAGATCACTTGGAAGCAGGGCGATAAGGAACTGACTGCAACCGTGTACGTCCGGCCCTTGTCGTACAGCACTGCTGTTTCTGATCTTCTGGCCATGAATGGAAAGGTGGATGGCGTAGCGGGTCGGATCGCTGCGTCAATCGTTGATGAAGAGGGGCGGCCGGTATTCACGCCGGCAGATATCACCGGAGAGGCCGACCCCGATCGCGGCGCGCTGGATAGGAACCTGACCATCGCCCTGCTCACCGTTATCGCCGAGGTGAACAACCTGGGAAAGACGACCAGCTCAGCGAACTAGATGAGGTCTGGCATGAGCTGGTGATGTGCGGGATTGGCGGAAGAACCATTGCAGAAGCCAAGTCGCGTCTCACCTACCGGGAGTTCCTGAGCTGGTGCAAGTTTCGGAACAAGCGGGGGAGTCTCCATGTAGGCATGAGGGTAGAGCGCGGAGCAGCACTGCTCGCTGCGCTCTATGCCAATACGCATAGCAAGGAGACGTACAAGCTGTACGACTTCATGCCGCATGAAGAAGAGCCCGTAATCAGTCTAGATCAGGCCCTCGAGACCTGGGCCTAGTCCTTCGTTTTGCCCGGATCATTCCGGGCTTTTTCATTGGAGCCCGGTAATGGCATCACGCAGCCTAGGGACGCTTACGCTTGATCTCATCGCCAAGGTTGGCGGCTTCGTGGCCGGCATGGATGCCGCCGAGCGCCGGTCGGAAAAGTGGCGCAAAGAGGTCGAGAAAAATGCGGCAAAGGTGGGGGCTGCGATTGGCGCTGCCACTGCGGCAGGCATCACCGCGCTTGCCGCTCTCACTGTCTCCACCGTCCGCAATGCCAATGAAATCGCAAACCTTGCTAGCGTTGCCAATGCGAGCACGACCGAGTTTCAGAAATATGCGGCCGGCGCAAAGCTGGTTGGCATTGAGCAAGAGAAGCTTGCTGACATCTTCAAGGATGTGAACGACAAGGTAGGCGACTTCCTCAATACCGGCGGCGGTGCGCTTGCCGATTTCTTCGAGAACGTAGCGCCTAAAGTTGGCGTGACCGCAGACCAGTTCCGGAATCTGAGCGGCCCCCAGGCACTTGGCTTGTACGTCTCAAGCCTGGAAAAGGCCAAGGTCAGCCAGTCGGACATGACCTTCTATCTGGAGGCTATTGCGAGCGATGCGACTGCGCTGCTCCCATGCTTCGCAATAACGCTGAGGGATTCAAGACCTTTGGTGATGCTGCCCAGGCCGCTGGCGCGATTCTCGACGAGAAGACGATTAAGTCGGCGAATGAGCTTCAGGCCGCAACGTGGCTGGTTGAGCAGAGCGCGGCGGGCCTAAAAAACCAACTAAGCACAGCGCTGATACCAATCCTGAGCGATCTCGCTGACTCTATATTCGACGTGACCAAGGAAGGCACGGCGATGGTGAGTGTTGGCGAATTCGTTGCCGATTCGTTCCGATGGATAGCGAAGACAGTAATTGGCGCTGTCGCAGCGTTCGAGCTGGTGGGGAAATCGATTGCTGGTGCAGCAGCAACGGCCAGGGCTGCTTTTGATGGAGTGACGTGGCTGGAACTCGCATCCGGCCCTGCCGGGCTTGCTAAACGCCTGGCGCAAAACTGGGATGGAATCAAGGCCGGTGTCGGCGTGGCAGCAGAAGACCTGTCCAATACGGTCTCCAAGTATGCCGGCATTATGGACAGTATCGACCGCGCCGGAACGGGTGGAACCAATGGGCAGGTAGCCCAGCTGGCCGAAACGCTAGCTTCGCTCCGTGAGCAGGCGAATAAGCCTGGAGCTTTCAAGGCTCTTACCAAGGAGCAGAAGGAAGCCGGGAAAGAAGCCGAGGCTGCTGCTAAGAAGCTGCAAAGCGCCTACGAAACGGTTGAGCAGTCGTATCAACGACAGATAGCGCTGATCAACACGGAAGTCGACAAGCGCAAGGATGCCACCGAGGTGGCAAAGCTTCAGTTCGAAATCGAGTCGGGCAAGCTGGTTGGAATCAATGCCGAGCAGCAGAAACGCTTGAATGGCTTGGCAGAAGAGCTTGACCGCCTGAAGCAACTGAAGCAGGCGAACGAGGATGAGGCAAAGGCTCAGGCCTTCCGTGCAACGCTCAATGAATCCAATGCAATTACTCGCGCAGGATTTGAAATTGAACTGGCCGGATCGGGCAGCGGCGACAAGTTGAGAGAGCGCCTGCGCGCAGACCTGGAGATTCAGCAGGATTACAACAAACAGCTTGCCGATCTCCAGAAGCAGTTCAACAGCGCAGAAATCAGCAAGGAACTCTACGACCAAGAAACTGACCTTCTGCGTCAGGCTCTGGCCGAGCGCCTGGAGATCCAGCATGAGTACTACGCAGCTCAGGATGAGGCTCAGAGCAACTGGCTGGATGGCGTCACGTCTGCGTGGGAGAACTACCGCGACACGGCCACGGATTATCAACAGCAGGCTGCCGACTTCACCACGCAGACGCTGGACGGTCTCACCTCCGCTGTAGGAGACGGCATCGCGTCGATGATCATGGACGGCGAGAGTCTTGCCGACGTTTTCAAGAACATCGCGCAGACGATGGCCACAAGCATCATCAACGCGCTTGCGCAGATGGCCGCGCAATGGCTGGTCTATCAGGCGGTGCAACTGGTGAGCGGAAAAGCTGCTCAGGCTAGCGCTGCCTCTACCCTAATCGCGAACGCACAAGCAACTGCTTTCCAGGCTCAACTGGCGGCATTTGCGAGCACCGCTGCAATCCCAATCGTAGGCCCGCTGTTGGCCCCGGCAGCGGCTGCTTCGGCTGCTGGCATCACCGCTCCAATGGTTGCCGGAGTTGCTGCGTCCGCCCTTGCTGGCATGGCTCACGATGGCATTGATGCTGTTCCGGAGACCGGCACCTGGTTACTCCAGAAGGGCGAGAGGGTGACGACGGCAGAGACGAGCGCAAAGCTCGACAGGACGCTTGATGACGTTCGTTCAAATCAGAGCAGCGGTGGCGCGCCGACCATAAACCTGATCGAGGATCGCAGCCGCGCAGGGCAGGTCAATAGTCGCCGCCAGGATGACCAGTACATCATCGATGTTGTGGTTGCAGATCTTTTCGGTGATGGCCGTTCGTCGAAAGCTATCGGAAGTTCGTTCGGTATCCGCAGGAGCGGCACATGAAGCAGTACCCCAATATCTGCCCGCCGCAGCGGGAGGGCTATGGGCTTACCCCTGTTAGCCCTCTAATCCGAACGGAGATGCAGACAGGCAGGGCAAGGCAGAGGCGTCACTTTACAGCTACTCCAACGATAGCAAGCGTCCGGTGGCGGCTGAACGACAGCGAGGCAATGCTGTTTGAGGCATGGTTCCGAGACGTTCTTGTGGATGGCTACCACTGGTTCGAATGCCCGCTAAAGACGCCGGAGACTCCTGATGGTTTGCGTGCGTATGCCGCCAGATTCACCGACATCTATGATGGTCCAAAGCTGGTCAGCGGCAGTATCTCGCTCTGGGATTTCACCGCCACACTGGAGTTGCGTGAGCGCCCCGTCATCGATCCTGGGTGGGCCGAGATTCTGCCCGAGTACATTCTCCTCGCGGATATCTTCGACATCGCAATGAACAGGGAGTGGCCTCGACATGGCGACGGCTCTTGAGCGGTTCTATGCATCGGATGGGCCGGATCTTCCGATTGCAACGATCGAGATTACTCGACCCTCCAGGCCCGATCCGATCCTCATCTGTCAGGGGTTCAAAGGCCTGACCTGCATGACAGAAGACGGACGGCTACTGACATTCATCGCTGGCGCTATCGACGTTTCGATCCCGAAGCGTGACAACAGCGGAAACCAGAACGTTGGATTCGCAATCGACAACGTGACTGGCTTTGCTCAGCAGTATATTTCCGAGGCCATCGACGCCGGAGAGCCGGTCACGCTTGTCCTGCGGATCTACCTTGAAAGCGACCTGACTGCGCCGGCCGAGCGGCCGTATCGGATGCGCGTGAAAGGGGCTGAATTCGAAAGCCTCACTGTCCAGGTGGAGGCCGGCTACTACGACCTCATCAACACCGCCGCGCTGCGCCACATCTACAACGTTAGCGAGTTCCCTGGCCTCAAATACTGGCCCTGATCCCATGCCGAACAGATACCTCACCGCCATCTATACCGAGGGCGGGCGGGCCCTGCCGTGCCTTGACTGCTGGGGCCTGACGCTCATCGCGCGGGTTGAGTTGTTCGGGCTGCCGATGCTGACCGACTTCGGCGGTGTCACGCGGCGCACCCCGGTTTCGATGCAAAGGGCGTGCGATGCGGAGATCCACCGCGCGCTCGAGCAATGCGAGCCAGGACCTGGGGTCATCGCCGCGGCCTACAGAGGGCGGCTGCTCGATCACGTAGGTCTGCTGGTCGAAGTGGATGGACGCCTCCGGGTTCTCGAAATCAACCCGGGAAGCGGGGTGTCGCTCACTCCGCTCCAGAAGTTCTCCGACAAATACTCCAAGGTGGTCTTCTACCGTGATCGAAATCTACCCATCGCTCCTTGACGGAGAACCGCTGGAGCGGCATCCGATCGGCCGCAGGACGACGATCCATGCGTGGCTGACTGCGAATTCGCCTGGGTACCGCTGCCACGACGTTCACCCGTTCTCCATCGGTGTCGTCCCCGCCGAGGTTGCGCTCTGCGGTGACCTGACCGACAAGCAGAAAAAGGCGCATGAGGAGTTCATCCATCCCGGCGAGTGGGCCGAGCGCATCATCGACCGCGGCGATATCGTCCGGATCTACAAGCTGCCGCGCGGGACCGATCCGTTCACGATCACGGCAGCGCTGTTCAAAGGTGCGCAGTCCGTTTTTCGGATGCTCATGCCTCAATTGCCTGGCATGCCAACGAACCCTGGTCAAGGCGCGTCGCTGTCTGAAACCAGTGCGCGGGGAAACAAGGTCAAGCTCGGCGATGCGATCCGCGAAGTCGCTGGCCGTCGCCTGATTTATCCCGACTACATCCTGCCGCCCCGGAAGTATTTCGCCGGTCCGCGTGAGCAGTGGACCGAAATGCTCCTGTGTATTGGCCGTGGTCGGTTCCAGATCGCCGAAGGGGCAGCGAAAATCGGTGACACGTCGTTCCTGGCACTGGGCGCTGATGCCTCTTTCCAGATTTTCGAACCAGGGCAGAACGTCAGCGGGCACCCTGCATCGGTCTGGTGGCATCTGGTCGAAGAGGTTGGCGCGAGTTCAACCGGCAACGCCGGTCTTGACCTGACCGAGAGTTCCAATCTCACCCCGAACCCGTCGGCAACTACGTTCACGTTTTCTGGAACGAACATCATCATTTCTGCCGGAGCCGGGTCGTTCCCCTCTGACTGGGTTGCGGGGACGATCCTGCGCGTTGAGGCGATGTACCCCTATTCGGTGAACGATGGCGGCGGCTCTGATCGCGATGTCGTGACCGGTGACATCGCGCAACTGGGCCTGGATATCGGAGACGAGATCGAGGTTGTTGGCACCAACGGCGGCCTCTACCTGGTGAACGACATTACCTCCACGTCGATGACGCTCAACTACAGCAACGGTTCGCCGGCCAATGCGTTGCAGACCGGTTCCGGCAATGCAGCAATCGGCCCGCGCGGACTGCGCTATCGGATCACGTCCTACAGCGCGCAGCAACTCACCGTCGAGCGGCTGACCAGTGCCGGCGGTGTAGATGTGGACTGGCCTGGATTTACCGCGCTCAACTCGTCTACGTCTCGCGTCACGATCGATCCGACCAGCCTAGAAGGGGGCTGGCGCGGGCCATTCCCGGCGTGCCCTGTGTCGGAGAAGACCAACTTCGTCGAGATCGACGTATTTTGCCCGGAAGGGCTTTGCGGTGTAGGCAGGGAAGGGCAGATCTACCAGATCCGCACCTATTACGACATCCAGTGGCGAGACATGGCCATCGGCGGCGCATGGACGACGGTCAGCAAGAACCATGCTGGCAGTTCTCTCGACCAGCAGGGTTTTACGGACGGCATCCCGCTGCCGTACATGATGCGGCCCGAGTTTCGCATCAGAAAAGTGTTCGTCAACCAGGGCGGCAACTCAACATCCGAGTACCGAGACCGCACCCAGTGGTACGGGATGCGCGCGCGCCTCCAGGCTCCATCGTCCTACGCCGGCGTCACGACAATGGCTGTTCGGTATCGGTCGTCTGACCGCATCGCGGCGCAGACCGAAAGCCGCGTCTCGGTAGAGGCTACCCGCATGCTACCGACTCGGCAGAACGGTGCATGGACGCCTGAACTCGCAACGCGAGACATCGTCCCGTTCCTCTGCTATATCGCCAAGGAGCGCGGCTACACCGATGCGGATCTCGACCTCGAAGAACTGGATAGGCTGGACGCCGTCTGGAAGGCCCGTGGCGACACGTTCGACATGATATACGAGGACGGCAAGGTAACTGTCGCGCAGATCATGGACGATGTTCTTGCGGCCGGGTATGCCGAGAAGACCATCAAGCGCGGCGTGATCTCTGCGGCTCGGGACGAACCAAGGACAACGTTCGGGCACATGTACTCACCGCAGAACATGGACGGCCCACTGAGGATCAGCATCAGCGCTCCGTCGGAGGACGACTACGACGGTGTTGACGTGGATTTCGTCAACGCCAACGGATGGATCGAAGATACCGTCCAGTGCCGCCTGCCCGGCGATGTCGGTCGGAAGGTCGAGAAAATCACGCTGTCGGTGTCACAAACCGCGATCGCGCCTGGCGCTACGGGATGCGCCGTCGGATGGCTCAGCGATACCGGAGAACTGAGTATTCGTTCGATACCGGCCTAGACGCGCTGAACAGCGAGTTCTGGGATTATGTGGCCCTTGCCGGCGATGTTCCCGGCCCTGGCCTGGCGCAGAGCGCATACCTGAAATCGTTCGTGATCTCTGGAAACTCGGTCCTGATCGAGTCCAGCGAGCCGCTCGACTGGTCACTACTGAACTCGCTGGCGCTTTACTTGCGTCGACCAGACGGAACGGTTTCCGGCGGATACCCGGCATCTCGGATAGACGACTACCGGCTGAGCATTCCCAGTATCGATTTCGTCCCTGACGTGTCCTGGGAGATCGAACCGCCGCATCTGCTGTTGGGAAACCCATACCCGGCCCTGATCAGTTCCATCGATCCCAACGGCAATACCTCGGCATCCGTTCGTGCGGTGAACTACGACCCCAGGGTCTACACCTACGACAACGCCAGCGCCCCCAACTGACCGCACACACAAATCCAGAGCCCGCCATAGAGCGGGCTTTTTCATGCCCGGAGAATTTGCATGACGACCTACGCCACCGGTAACCCGCTGGGCTCCAAAGACCCACGTGATCTGTACGACAACGCAGAGAACTTTGATAGCGCCCTGAATAATGTTGAGTCAGACCATTGGTCTGACCGGTTTTCCAGGTCTCGTCGCACATTCCAGGGCATGGAAAATTCGTTTCAATCCGATCAGGATAGTCGAGAGCAGCGCTTCCAAGACTTCTTGGAACGTTCTGCTTGGATTTCTTTAGGTGAATATGGACCTGGCATCACATTCACTGATCGTAATCAGTATGTGATGAAAGATGGAGTTGCCTACAGGCCAAATCCAAGCACGGTTACTCTTCCGTACACTACTACCGGCAATTGGTCTTCAGAGTCGTCTTTATTCATTCCTCTCGGTGACGACGTTCTTTCGCAGAATCTTGCAAACGACTCTGATCCAGCGAAGGGAGGCGAGCTAGTAGGCTGGAACCGTAATGAACTATCCGAAGAAATTTCAACCGTTAGTTCTGCCCTGAATGGAAATAGCATCAATGTATGGGAGTACGCGTCGCTAGTTTCTAACAGACCGAATCCCGACGATCCGACAACGTGGGACTGGGCTCCTGCCGTTCAGGCTGCTATCAATTTCTGCAATGCGGAATTTCCGGCGAAAGAGCTTGTTGTACCGACAATGCTCAACCTCGAAACATCTGTAAATATAGACAGGCCTGTAGATGGTGTAAATTATAAGGACACCTTTAGAATTCGTGGAATTAATGGTGGTGGTTTTAAGGTAAAGACCGCTATCTCTATGTTCAGCACTTCTCTCCCTCAGGCAATCGACGAAACCGGTGCGCGAATGCCATCCTCCCAAAACATACGGCTGGAAAATCTTACTCTTACGGCAAGCGATCCAGCTCTATCTGCATATGTTATTGATAGCAACAAACTTCTTCGTGTTTTTATCCAGGGCTGCGCGATCAGCAACCTGAAATTGGTTAAGACTGCCAGTTACCTGCAATCTATCTACCTCGGCCCTAACAACAATATCCGAGGCTGGAAAGGGATTTTCTTGGAGGCGAGTGGTGGGGCATACGATGTTCGTGCGCACGGATGTCAGATTGAGCATGGCGGAAATTTTTGGCTAACTATTGATAATACGGGGAACAAATCTGTTTCCTGTTGCGGAGTGGATAACTGCCTTGTTGAGGGGCTTTCTGGGTATGGAGTCCTCTACTCTCACAGTAGAGGATTTTATGTTTCTAACTGCTACTTCGAGGGGAACGCGGAGCCGGACATCATTGCAGACAGCTTCCCAGAGAAGGCAAATCTCGGAGTTTTGCATATTGGTAACTTCCACTCCGTACTTGCCGCAAACAAGGCGGATCCGGCATTCTGGGCGGTACGATGGGGCTATACGTTTGGGGGTACCAGTCTCAGCAATTTTTTGCGATTGGAAGTTGAATTTTGTCAGGCCTGACACTCAAGTTACTATGAATGATGCTGCACAAGAGGCGCCATCGAACTCTGACAATAAGTTGGTCCTGAATGATGTTGTGCTAGGAATCGTGCGCCCTAGTGATGATCCTGCGGCATATGGTGGGAGGTACTGGCGGGCCGGGAGTATCGTGATCAACAGAGATCATGGTAGTAAAGGATATGCTGGGTGGGTATGCGCTACCTCCGGAACTCCAGGCATCTGGTATCCATTCGGAACAACTAGCGACGGTGCAAGTTGGAACTTCACTAATCAAGAAGGCACAAGCGTGATGGCGAAAATTAGCGTAACTGAACCTAACCAGGGACAGACTGTTCTGTACCTGAGGTACAGCAACGGAAACACAATAAAGCTTGGGCAGGTACTGATTGGTTCTGCTGACTCTGGAGGGGTTGGCTATAGGATGCTGAGGGTGGAGAACTAGGTGCGGCTACGCCGCACCTTTGAATTTTCCTTCCCCGCGACTGATTGATTTTCGCTTTGCGAACTCAATCCACGGTCGTTCAATTTTCTTGTATGTAAATACAGAAATGGCCGATGTTAAAGCTATTACGAGAGGTATGTATAGGGCGAAAACATATATTCCGCCTTCGTACTTTGATACTTCAAGTATTGAAAATAGCGCATAAAGTACAACGCCGTGGGTTAAGTAAATACTATAGCTTATCTCTCCAAGGGACTTGGAGCCCCGAGAGCGCAGTATTCCAAAAATGTCATTACCCATGGCTATGGGTGCAAAAGCAATTCCGCATAGCACCATTTGCGTGGCGCTATATTTATCGGTTGTCGCGAATGCAGCTATTATGGATGCCACGGAAATAGTAGATGCCAATTTTGATTGCATTATACTTTCTATATTCTTGTGGTTTCTTATTATTATGACCGGAATCGCTCCTATTGCAAATAGAGCAAAAAGCTCTGGTCTTATTATGCCTTTTGTCATGCCTGTGATTACAATAAGCGCTGTCAATATTAATGATACAGCTGTCGCCGTGCGAGATGTTGACTTGCTTACGAATGCGGCGATTATTGGGAGTGAGATGTAAAAAAATTGATTCATATATTAGCGTCCATTGCACGCCTGCCAATATATTTCTGCTGTCATTGAACCCATTTACCGGAACGCCTAGGAACAGTAGCCATTTAAATGTTTCTATGGTAAGTGACCTAGCGTCAGTTACGCTGATACCAGTTGATGCGATGCTAACAATTATAACAACAGTTACTAATGCATAATATAGCGGCAGGATTCTTGTTAGTCTGGATGTTAGTATATCCTTCCATACGGGTTTTCTTTTATATATCTTTCCAAAAAACAAAAACGCCGTAATCATGAAGAAAATTGATACAGGGATTGACCCCATATTGCTAATTAAATGACTTTCAGAGTCTTTCCATTCCCCTTCGGTCTTCCATATGTAAGTGATCATGGTGTGATGACATGCTACGGCGGTTGACAGCCATCCGCGTAACGCATCTAACGGAGAGGACCTGTTAATTGTTTCGCTAGTTGTAACCCCTGTTAGTTTTACTGCCGAGCCTATAACTAAAACTGAAGACACGAATATAAATAGTATGTAGATTTCTTCCATTTAATTCTGGTCTCTTCCTGGTCTCTCGGTTGACATTAATATAATATGATATATGTGGAGTATAGTTTATGGCAATTCTTGCGCAGCAACTGCTGCAAATCCTCCCGAACGCGGCCCTCGCGCCGGCGTTTTTGTTGGTGCGCTGAACCGCGGAATGACCCGCTTCGGTATCACGTCGCCTGTGCGCGCGGCGGCGTTCCTTGCCCAGGTTGGCCACGAAAGCGCCCAGTTGACCCGGCTGGTGGAGAACCTCAACTACAGCGCCCGCGGCCTGGCTGCGACCTGGCCGAGCCGGTACCTCGGCGCCGACGGCCAGCCCAACGCCCCTGGCGCAGCGCCTGGCGCGCAACCCCCGGAGCATCGCCAACAACGCCTACGCCTCGCGCAACGGCAATGGCGACGAGGCGTCCGGCGATGGCTGGTGCTACCGCGGGCGCGGGCTGCTACAGATCACCGGCCGGGCGAACTACCGCGCCGCCGGCGACGGGCTTGGCCAGCCGCTGGAAGCGGAGCCGGAACTGCTTGAGCAACCGGAGTGGGCGGCGATCTCGGCGGCCTGGTGGTGGTCGACGCACGGCCTGAACGACCTGGCCGACCGCGGCGAGTTCGCCGCCATCACTCGGCGCATCAACGGCGGCCTGAATGGCCAGGCGGAGCGCCTGGCGCTGTGGGAGCGGGCGAAGAGGGTATTGGCATGAGCGCCTTCGTTCGAGTGTCGCCGATCCTGGAGAAGGCTGACGGTAAACTTTTCTTCGAGTGTCCGGGTTGCAAGATGCTGCACGGCGTCAACGTCGAGGTCGACGGTCAGCCCCGCTGGACCTGGAACGGCAGCGTCGACAACCCGACTTTCCAGCCGTCGATCCTGGTTCGGTATCCGTGGCGCCTCCTGGAGAGCGGAGAGCGTGAGCAGGTTGTCTGCCACTCCTTCGTCACCGATGGGCGCATCCAGTACTTGAGCGACTGCACGCACCGCCTGGCTGGCCAGACGGTTGATCTTCCGCCGCAGGGGGATGACGAATGACAGGCTTCCAGTGGAAGGCGGCCGGCTTGGTTCTGGCCGCGCTGCTGCTGGTCGGCCTCGGCGCCGCCGGCGGTGTCTGGCTCGGCGCGCGACACTACCGGCCGCAGTTGGATGCCGCGAGCGCGGATCTGGCTGCCTGCCGTTCCGCTCGTGGGAGCCTGGAGGCCGCAGTAGTGGAGCAGGGCGGGCAGATTGCCGCGCTGCGCGTGGCCGGCGAGCAGCGCGCCCGGGATGCCGCGCAGGCTGTGGATCGGGGACGGCAGCAGGCCGCGGAGCAGTATGCCGAAGCCCAGCGCCTGGTACGTGAGCGAACCGCCGGCGAGCAGTGTGCGGCCGCCGAGGCGGTCATCGATCAGGAGTTGGGGCTATGAGGGTGGTGCTGATGCTGGTGGTATTCGCGCTGGCGGGATGCGCCGGCCAGGTCGAGCCTGAGCCGCGCACGGTGCGCGTAGAAGTGCCTGTTGCGGTGCCGTGCCGAGTGCCGGCGGTAGAAGTGCCGGCCTGGGCAGCGGCTGGGCTGAAGAAGAGCGACGACCTACAGACCAAGGTCCGTGCGCTGCTGGCCGAGCGGCGGCAGCGGATTGGTTACGAGGCGCAACTCCTGGCTGCGAACCAGGCCTGTCAGAATTAGGAGTAGACTACGGCCTTTTCCTACGGAGCTCGGTGATGCTGGTGATTCGATTCAAGGGCTGGTCGGTGAAACTCGACCACCAGGTGGGCAGCGCTGGGAAACATGGCATCTGGTCGTTCCACGGCTAGGAGAGCAGCTACGTACCGGACATGCAGACGATTCTCCGGCATGCTGCTATTCGGCCTGCGGAGCCGAAAGAAGGCGGGGAGGTCGAGGTATTCATCTGTGATTCGCGTATGCCGCAGGACGAATGGCGGGCGGTAGGGACCGGCGTCGCGGCTTATGAGTCGGACCGCTGAATGCTGGCCGTGACGGAAACGTGAAGCACGGAAATGGAAAACGTGAAAAGGAATTTCACGATTGGCACAGTTTAAGTGATTGCGGTCGGCGTAAACTGTTGTAATATAAGAGCTTCTGAGGTGCGAGACAGGATTTAGGTTCCAGCGCCGCAAGGCGTGAGAGTTCGAGTCTCTCCGTCCGCACCACCTTCTAAATCAAGTGTTTACGAGCTTCAGCGGCCCTCCATGTAGATGCGCTGGATTATCAGCGTGAACAGAACGTGAAATGCGACTTTCACGGACTTGATCAAGAACCCCTACAGCATCCCTTACCCTGGCTGGAGCAAGATGGGCATATCGTTCAGTCATCGCGACTGTCGAGTGTCCGAGCAGATCCCGAACATCCGCCAACGGAACGCCGGCGCTTACCAGCCATGCCGCGCAGGTGTGGCGCAGGTCGTGAATCGTAAAGTCCGCAATCTTCGCTGCCTGGCAGGCCTGCTTGAAGCCGGCTGATAGCGAAACCACTCGATCTCCGTTGGCTCTGGCAAAACCCAGGGGCATTCCGGACTGGTCTCGGATCTGAATGCCATTCGTCGCTTTAACGCTGCCATCGCCCCTTCGTTGATCGGGATGCTCCGGCGCTTGCCTGCCTTCGTGTGGGATGCCTCCAAGTAGATCAGTCGATTGGCGAAATCCACTCTGCGCCACTCCAGGCCAAGCATTTCCTCCCGCCGGCATCCGGTGTTCACCGCTAGGCGGATGAAATCCTCGAGCATCGGGCCAAACTTCTGGACGCGCGCGGCGCGGCACAGGGCCTCGACCTCCGCCCTGGTCAGCCAACGATCACGCCCCTCGGCCTCGCGCATCTTCCGCCCCTTCACCGGGTTAGGAAGGGCCCACTCCAGTTCTGTGTTGCAGTGGTTGATCGCCGCAGACAGTGCGGCGAGTTCTCGGTTGATGGTTGCCGGGGATGCGCCGGCATCCAACCGATGCGCTCCGTATCCCCGGATGTCCTGGCCCCCTAGATCGTTGACCACGCGTCCGGCAAAATACTCGCGCAGCGGCTTTATGCGGTGCACGGTCGTTTCGTAGCTGCGCTGATGCTGGCGAGCGTGTTGCAGGTACGGAATGATCACCTCCTCAAAGGTCCTGGGCGGATTCACGCCCATTTCCTTTTCCTTCCACGCTTTCGCGCGCTCCTGTTGCTCTAGTGCTTTCGCCGCCGAGTAGTCGGCAGTTCCAGAAGAGCGTCTAACAAGCTTTCCTGTTGCTGATTTGAAAGAGATCCACCAGTAGGCGGAGTCGTTTCTCTTGTACGGCATACTTCCTCCGGTACGCCGACCGCGTCGCGCATGCTAGCAGCGGCTTCCTCTTCAAGCATCTGTTCGAGCTTTTCCTTGTGGACCCGGATGGTCTTTTTGAACCTGACCACCGGGATCAGCTTTTCGTCCGCGTAGCGGTACGCGGTCCTGCGGCTCACGCCGAGAATGCCGGCGGCCGCCTCAACTGAAATCAAAGACATAGCGAGACCTTGGCCGATCAACGGCATCGGGTTGGCGGTTAGAATTCGTGGAGGCTTGGCCGGGCAGGGCGCCCGCATCGGGCAATATGGGGGTTAACTGCTCGGTCAGGCCTTCTGGTAGGATTTGAACGCCCAGCCGGGTTAGCTCAGGGAGAGCTAGTGGCGCCCGGCTGGTTTATTGATCTTCCGGTTCTTGATCTACTGTCTCGCCGGCATAGAGCGGAGTGATCCAGCGACCGAACGCGGGATGTCCATCGAACTCGCTGGCGAGCCAAAGCTCAACATCCCCGCTCTCGAATTCGACGAGCCATGCGATTGGTTCCTTCTCTTCGCTCACTCCCCACCTCCCATAGACTTGCCGATCTCGGCGGCGGCTCGGACGAATGCGAGACGAGTTGCTTCGCGAGCGCCAAGCCCCTCGATGGCCATTGCGCCATTTCGGTAGTTCAGCCAGACGGAAAAGGCGTTACCGTCTAGGATGCCTGCGTCTACTGCCAGCCTCAGCGCGTCGCCATCGTCATTACGTGGGTTCCACTCACGCGGTCCGTCCGTACCGGCATCCTCGCCATAGATCAGCGGGCAATCTGCGAATCCACAATCAACTGCATACCCCGCCGCCCGCGCCGCCAGTTCGAGTAGTGTGCGGTCGTTCATTGCGTTGCTCCTTCTAGGGCTGCGTCGATATTTGTGTCAAGTTCGCTAGGGGAGACAAAGCCTTGGCGATAAAAACGATACCGCTCTGCGTCCTTCCGCATGGACTCATAGTCTTCAGCGAAGAACGGCAGTAGTGTTTCGTGCCGTAGTGGCACCCCATTAGCCGCATCGGAAGCGTTGTCCAGAACGTTCTCTGGGGCGTCCAGAGCGCCGAGCACTTGATATGCCTCGCCGGCGAACCTGCGCAGTGCCTCAATTTCCGCCTTGATCTGGTCTTTCTCTCGCGTCCATTCCAGCCATGCGTCTAGGTCGAAATCGCCTTTTAGTCCGATGCGCAGGCGTTCCACCTCGGCAATCAGCTTGAGAATGGCTTGTGGATTGGCGGCGGCGATGAAGGATGCCTTGATCGGATCATCCTCGCCCGTCTCACAAACGAAATCGTTCGCGCAATCGCGCACTTGGTCGATTCCGTTCTCCACGAACCATTCCCCTGGTGCAAATGGAAGAGCACGCACCGCCAGTTCCCTCAGCTTGTTGATATCGGTCATGGCTTGGCTCCTTCCAGGGCCGCTCGCGCCTTGGCTATCTCACCGCAGGTATGGTCTTCCCAGCCTGTAGCGTCTGAAATATGAATCAGCGCTTGCAGGCTCTCGCGCAGGGCTTCGTTCTCCTCCTTGAACTGATCGCGTTCTTCAGTTCTACGCTTGGCGGCCTCGCGCCAATACCCACATCCGCCCGGATGCTCGGTGCATGCGGATAACTCGTCGCTCAGCCCGTCGATCTCGTCCAGCAGGGCGAGGATGGTCTTGGGGTTGGCTTCCCCTATGAACTGCGCATCCACTTTATGGTTGCAGTATGCGATGGCATGCTTGCCTACCAAGACCTGGCTGTCTTCGCCATACCAGTTTCCGCCGCTAGCCAGCCCAGCCAGCCTCCGCAGCTCTGCGTGGTCGGTCATGATCTGGTCCGCCTGCTTCACGCTTTCCAGCAGTTCGTTGAAAAGTGGCTCATCCATTCTGCTTCACCTCGATTCCGGCTTGCTGGATGGCTTCCCGGCAGTCGTCGATGGCATCGTCGTAGCCCGCGGCTTCTGGTAGCACGTGACGACCGACCATGTTGTGCGGGCCAATCTTCTCCGGCAGCTCCACCTTCAGAGCCGCGCGGCTGGCTCGCCATATCCTCCAGCGCTTGGCGCATTCACCGATAGCCAAAGGATCTTCTTCTTCGGGAACGCAGTAGCCGAACTCGGCATGGTGCCACGCTTCAAACTCTTCTCTCATGTCAGGCACGGTCAGGACTCCTTTGGATGGCCGCGCAGCCGGTCGGCTAGCTCCATCTCTGCGTAATAGGCGCTCATGCTTTCGGCGTCGTTGATATTCAGCGTTCCGTAGACGTGGCGGTTGTAGAATTGCGTCGTGCCGAGGCAAGGCTTGGACAGGTTCAGCGTGTATCCGCGCTTGTCGGCCAGGAACTTGGCGACCGCAGCGGATCGGCTCATGCCTGCTTGGCAGTGAACAATGATCGACTCGTCGCCGCACTCGTTCACGAAGTCGTGGATCTGCTTGGCGTCAATGTGGCTGAACACTCGAAAGCCATCGCTTCCCACGTATCCGTCTACGTCATCAAACTCCATCCGCAGAACGCGCTTGTGATCGCAGGCAAAGGCGTACCAATCGCCCTTGCTGCCGATGCTGATGACGTTGCTCGGTATCTCGACCTTGCTGGCATCCACGGCGGAGAGGAATGTCACCTCCCGCCTGTTCATTGCTTGCTCCATCTGCTCATCTCCTGTTCTTTCAACTCGGTCTTCTCGTAGAGGTTCTGCATATCCCCGACTATCCGGAAGATGCCGAAGACGATCAGCGCGATGACCAGCAGCGCGACCAGGGTTTCGTTTTCGTTGTCCACGGTTGGTCCTCCGGGGGTCGGATACGGTTGGGTTCGTTGTTGGGTTTCGATGCCGTAATCCCGGCATCGGTATCAGTCGCCCGCGGCTTTCGAGACCAGGTGCATGAGCATTTCGCGCAGCACTTCGCGGTCCAGCACTTCGCGAGACCGCGCATACTCGTCGGCCTGGCGCAACACTGCCTCTATCTCGATGTTGAACATCGGCGAGAGCACGTCTGGCTCGCACTGCTCCATCAACAGCTCAATGGCGCGTGTAGGATGGGCCATAGCTACGCCGAGCCAGTTGTAAGCTGACGCGGTTCGGTAGTAACGAAGGCCGGCGATCTCATGCCGGCGCGGCGGGCGGAAGGGTTTCGTGCGCATATGCAATCCGGGTAGTGGGTAGCCATTATCCGAATTGCTGTATATGCGTACAGTGGT